GTGCTGAGTTTCCTATGTACATACCTTTTGATAATAATTTAAGAAGGTTGTCAATGAAATTTGCTTCTGCAATAGAAGCTTCAGCAAATATATTACATCAAGAAACTATACATAAACATTTAGAAACTCAGTCTAATTATGTTAATTCTTATTACAATTGGAATAAAATAGGTACATCATGGACAAGATTTTTAACAGGAGCAGTTGGTGCCAAGACTAAGTAATACACCTATCTGGTTTGATGAAAATAAAAAAACAGAAGCTAATAATGACACTTATCAAACTGTAAAAACTAATAAAGTTGAAGGTGATACAAAGGTTGTTGAGATAAATGTAGGTGGCGTAGACGGAAGATCTCCATATAAAATAATGGTTTGTACCCCTTGTCATAGCGATGTGACTATGCATTATTGTCAAGCTGTTTTAAAATTTCAACAAGAATGTTTAAATAGAAATATATTAGTTAGTTTTACTTTATTAAAATCTTCGTTGGTTACACAAGGTAGAAATTTAAGTGTAGCAGAATTTTTAAATCATAAAGATGAATATACACATTTATTATTTATAGACTCTGATATTGACTTTAGTTTTTCTACTATTGAAAAAATGTTAAAAGCTGAAAAAGATGTTATTGCATGTCCTTATCCAATGAAGATGTTAGATTGGAATAAAATATGGAGAAGAGTTAATAACAAAGAAGATGCTATTACTTCTGCAGAGGATATGTCAAGAGCAGGTTTTACTTATCCAATAAAGGTAGAAGATCAACATAACATTATAGCTGATAAAGGTATTATAGAAGTAACTCATGCGCCTACTGGATGTATGTTAATTAAAAGACAAGTTATTAAAGACATGATTAATAACCATCCTGAATTAGAAATATATCAACCCACTTATATTAATGGTAAAGAAGAAAAAAAAGATAACTTTTTTAATTTGTTTGATACTTGGCATGATCTTAAAACTAAAAGATATTTTGGAGAAGACTTTGGTTTCTGTCAAAAATGGCGTGATATGGGTGGTAAAGTACATATATATGTAATGGATACTATTACGCACGTTGGAGAGTTCTTATATCGTGGTCGTTTCTTTGATGATTTATACCAAGGTACACGACCTGCAAAGCATGCCAAA